TACTCGGGCTGCGAGATCTTTCCGAAGCAGGACAAGATCCTGTCCGAGCGCGGCGATGTCGGAAACTTCATCAACATGCCGTACTTCAACGCCGAGATGACGACCCGGTATTGCCTCGACCACAACGGCGAGGCGATGACGCTGGAACAATTTCTATCGGCAGTGGAGAGGGGCAAGACGAGCGCGCATGAGTTGAACGCTCTCAACTTCGCGGGTGAGCGCAAGTTCTTCACGGACGGCCCGTACTGCCTCGAGGTGATCGCGAGCAAAGGTCCGATAACCGAGAACCGCAACACGACGCTCTTCAACATTGGCCGGTACTGCCAGAAGAAGTGGCGTGACGACTGGAAGCGCCACATGGAGGAATACAACCGGATGTTGTGTTCGCCTCCGTTGGACGCCAGTGAGGTTGTAGACCTCCAGACGTCCCTGTCGAAGAAGGACTACGGGTTTCAGTGCAACCAGTGCCCGTTGAAAGACCACTGCGACAAGAACATCTGCCGCACCCGGCCGTTTGGGGTTGGCGGAGAGGTGGAGGACGCAGCCCACCTTGGTGGCCTGACAATCCTTCTGTCTGAGCCTCGGCTCTACTTCATGGATGTGGACGGGAACCGCGTTCAGTTATCGACGGAGCAACTGCAGAACCCGTCGCTGTGGCAGCGGGCGTGCATGGAGCAGATGCAGCGGATGCCGCCAACACCGAAGCCCTCGCAATGGCAGCGACTGGTCAACGAGTTGATGAAGAACTCCACGCAACTTGAGGTAGCCGAGGAGCTGACGATCAGCGGCCAGTTCAAGGAGCACCTGAAGGACTACTGCACGAGCCGCATACGAGCCATGGTCCCGGAAGAGTTGGACATGGGCAAGCCTTACACGGACAACGGCGTGACCAAGTTCACGATGGCTGGCCTTGGTCAGTTCCTCAAGAACAAGGGCTTCACGCACTACACGCGGGCCCAGATCCAAGAGCAGATCAAGAGGATCAACGGCAGCGATCACTGCTCTGGCCACCAGAGTGTGAAGAAGGAGAACGGCAAGTTCACCACGATCAGGGTGTGGTGGGTGCCTGCCTTTGACGAAAGCGAAATCGAATTACCGAGGATGGAGGTATCGAACGATGTGCCCTTCTAGGCCGAAACTGCTGAAGATCGCCGAGGTCTGCGAGTGGGTCTGTGTCTCCAAGTCCACAATCTACAAGTGGGTGCAGGAGGGCAGTTTCCCCAAGCCGCTGATCCTTGGCGGGGACGAGTCGAAGACCAGCGCCAGCCGCTGGCTCGAGGACGAGGTTGAGAACTGGCTGCGAAACCGCCCGCGGGGACGACCAGATGTCTAAGCGTCTGACGATCTTTGGTCCGCCAGGGTGCGGCAAGACGCACCGCATGATCGCGGAGATGGAGCGCGCGTTGGCGGAAGGCGTGCGGCCATGGGAGATCTGCTTCGTGTCGTTCACTCGCAAGGGCGTATACGAGGCGCTCGAGCGAGCTTGCGCGAAGTTCGGTTTGCTGCCGAAGGACTTCCCCTACGTCAAGACCATGCACGCATTGGCGTTCCATGCGCTTGGCATGCGGCGTACCGACATGATGTCTGCTGCGGACTATGCCATTGTCGGCAACAAGCTGGGCGTCGCTCTCAACGGCATGGAGGCTATCTCTCCAGACGAGGGTGTGTTGCTCCCGTCCGTGGGCGGCAACGGCATCTACTACCTGCGGATCATCGACAAGGCTCGGTACCGGACTGTGTCCTTGGAGAGCGAGTACAACCGCGAGAGGAACTACAGCCTGAGTTTCCCGAAGCTGCGCCAGATCGAGCAATCGCTCAAGATCTACAAGTCCACGTTTGGCAAGATGGACTTCGTTGACCTGATTGACCTCTATCCGCGCAACGTGGACATTCCGAACTTCAAGCTGTTCATCGTTGACGAGGCGCAGGACCTGACACCGCTGCAGTGGGAAATGGCCGAAGCCATCGCGGACAGATCAGAACGGGTGATCTACGCTGGCGATGACGATCAGGCGATCCACGCGTGGACGGGGGTCGAGGTCCAACGGTTCATGTACGCATCCAGCACGTTTGAGGTCCTGTCGCAGTCGTACCGAGTTCCGAGGGCCGTGTACGAAGTCGCGAACAGGATCGTCAACCGGATCCGGAGCCGTGTGCCGAAGGAGTACTACCCTACGGACGAGGAGGGGTCCTACACGCATCACATGACCATCGACACGATCCCGTTTGAACGCGGATCTTGGACGGTGATGGCCCGGACGAACAGCGCGTTGACGATGTTCCGGGACTGGTTTGAGTCTTCGGGATACCTCTACAGCGTCAAGGGGAACCAGTCTCTGCGTGTCAAGTTGGCCGAGGCGATCAAGTCTTGGCGTACCCTTCAGGAAAACGGATCGCTCGACGTTTCGTCCATCAAGAATCTGTATGAGAACCTGCCAAAGCAGGGGCCTGCTGCGGCGCTGCGCCGGGGGTCTGGTGTGCTTCTGGATGCGGCTGACCCAATGGGTCAGTACACCTACGATGATCTGGCGCGCGAGTACGGTCTCTTGGCTCCCAAGCACCAAGATGCGCTGTCCGTGATCAAGATGACGGACGACGAGCGTCTTTACATCGCTGCTCTGGAGCGTCGTGGGGAGAACATCTTTGCCGAGCCGCGCATCAAACTATCGACGATGCACTCGATGAAAGGGGGTGAAGACGACAACTGCGTCGTGTATCTTGGAACCACGCAGGCATGCGCCAACAGCCCCGATCAGGATGACGAACACCGCGTCTTCTATGTTGGCGTGACGCGTACCCGCAAAAACCTCCACATCTTGGACACAGACCGCAAGTATAGGTACGACATATGAAACGGGCAGAAATTCTCGACACCGCGAAGCAGTACGTCACAAAGGACCGAGCTGCCGATCATGGCAACATGGAAGACAACTTCCGCACCATTGCCGAGTACTGGACCATCTACCTTGGCATTGAGGTACACCCCGCTGATGTTGCCGTGATGATGACGCTGCTCAAGGTTGCGCGCATCAGCAGCAACCCCAAGCATGTAGACAACTGGGTGGACGGCTGTGGCTATTTGGCCTGCGGAGGGGAGATCATGGATGCGGCAACCTGATCTCTTCGAGGACGTCGAGGTCGACTGGTTCATGCCGTCCGAGTACCCGGATCTGACCGGGTACAAGCAGATCGCCGTGGACCTTGAGACCTACGACCCGAACCTGACCACTCTTGGTCCTGGGTGGGCGCGCAACGACGGCTACATTGTCGGGGTGGCTGTAGCCGCAGGCGACTACTACGGCTACTTCCCCATGCGCCACCAGAATGGCCACAACCTCGACCCCAAGATGACCATGCGGTGGCTGCAGAAGCAGATGGCCACGCCGCACATCGACAAGATCATGCACAACGCCACCTACGACGCCGGGTGGCTGCGAGCTGAGGGGGTCAATATCGAGGGCCGGATCATCGACACGATGATCACAGGCGCCATCGTCGACGAGAACCGCTGGTCCTACAGCCTCAACAACCTCGGCAAGGACTACGTCGACATGCGCAAGGACGAGAGGCTCCTGCGCGCTGCGGCGAAGGAGTGGGGGTTCGATCCCAAGAGCGAGATGTGGCGCCTGCCGCCAAAGTACGTCGGCGGCTACGCAGAGCAGGATGCCGTCCTGACGCTGAAACTATGGGAGCGCCTGCGCATCGAACTCGATCAGCAGGACCTCTGGAACATCTGGAACCTCGAGACCAGCCTCATCCCGCTCATGGTTGAGATGCGGGCGCGCGGTGTCCGTGTCGATCTGGACGGGGCAGAGCGGGCGCAGGCGGCGTTGCGTCAAAGGACCAAGTACCTACGCGAGATGATCAAGGACAAGAGCGGCGTGGACATCGATCCTTGGGCCAGCGCCTCTGTGGCCAAGATGTTCGATGCCCTCAACCTCGAGTATCCCAAGACCGACAAGGGCGCTCCGTCTTTCACGAAGCAGTATCTGAACGCGCACCCGCACCCGCTGTGCCGCGCGTTGGTGAAGTTGCGGGAGTTCGACAAGGCGGACGGGACCTTCATCGAGACGATCATGCGCCACGAGCATAAGGGACGCATCCACACCGAGTTCCACCAGCTGCGCAGCGACGACGGTGGCACGGTGACTGGTCGGTTCTCGTCCTCATCGCCAAACCTCCAGCAGATCCCGGCCCGTGACCCGGAGATCAAGGCCCTGATCCGAGGGCTGTTCCTCCCGGAAGAAGGATGCCGGTGGGGGTCTTACGACTACTCGTCCCAAGAACCTCGGCTCTTGGTCCATTGGGCTGCGAGCCTGCCTGATGGGATGAAGCACTCGATGGTGGATGACATCGTCAGGCGCTATCACACCGAAGATGTCGACCTTCACCAAATGGTGGCCGATCTGGCAGGCATCAGCCGCAAGCAGGCCAAGGTTGTGAACCTCGGCATCATGTACGGCATGGGCAAGGCAAAACTGGCCAACCAACTGGGCATTTCGACGGAGGAGGCGGAGACGCTCCTTGCCACGCACCACGAGCGCGTCCCCTTCGTGAAGGGCCTGGCCGAGGTGGCGTCACAGCAGGCCGAGAAGTACGGGTCGATTCGCACGCTTCTCGGCCGCAAATGCCGGTTCCACCTGTGGGAGCCGAAGTTCGGTTACAACAAGCCGCTGCCTCTGGAGGAAGCCCGCAAGGAGTATGGTTTGGCGCTACGTCGGGCGTTCACCTACAAGGCGCTCAACAAGCTGATCCAAGGTTCAGCGGCCGACCAGAACAAGCAGGCTATGGCAGATTGTCACAGGGAGGGCCTAGTTCCGATGCTCACGGTCCACGATGAGCTTTGTTTTTCAGTGGAAAGTGGCGTGCAGTCGGAACGGATCACGGACATCATGGAGAATGGACTTGGGCACGTCCTCAAGGTACCATCCAAGGTAGACGTGGCACTTACGAGCAACTGGGGAGAAGTCGATTGAAGCAGGAGTTCAAATCGCTGGGGATCAAGGACATGCACCCCATGCAGATCGAGGCCCTCATCAACTTCATCGGCCTTGCGCTGGACATGGCGTCCCAGTTTGAAGGCGACGAGGCCCTTGAACTGGTCGAGGAAGAGGCAGACAACCTCATCCGCCTGCTTGGCGGCAACGGCGTCAAGGTTCAACTCAAGGTGGAACTCGATCAGGGAGACTGACGCGCTTGAATAGCCGCGTTTTTCGCCGCATCAATCGGGTTGCTCCCAAGAAGTTCCGCAGGCCGCGCGCGTGGGGCCGTCGCCCCCGCACCCGCCCCACCACTGAAGACCGGACGTAGCCGAGGCGGCGGCGTGAACTGGAACGTCGGAGCCGCCGTGGGCATCTGCACTTGAGGCAGGCCTTGCGTAGTGACTTGCTGCTGCATGCGTTCGACACGCTGGCTTGCAGCCTGCTGCCCCTGAGACACGCCTTGCGCTGAGACCTGCCCAGTGATCTCCCAAGCCATCTCAAGCGCCCGTCCAACCTGATCGTAGTCTACACCGGCCCCAGGGCGTACTCCTGTCGGCCGTGTAATCAGGTTCAGGAACGCTTTTGTGCGCAGCAACTTGGACATGGCCTGAAGGCCAACAATGCTCACAAGGGTTTCAAGCGGTTTGAGGACGAAGGAGAGCGCCCCTAGCGACTGAACAGCCTGCGCTGCGGACAGGCCACCCAAGCCTGTTATCGGTTCGTTTGACGCAATACGCGAGAAACGAGCAAGTGCGTACAGACCGTCAACCACGTCTGCTCCGAGGAGTTCGTTTAGAGTTGCTCGTCCGTATCCGTTGAGCGCCGTTTCAATGGCCTTGGCGTTCTTCCCAGACAGAACGGCAGTGACGAAATCGTCCCCTCCATCCGCGGCTTTTGCTAGGATGTCTCGAACTGCAAGATCGCGGACAAGTTCCATCGTGGGAGACTGGTCCCCTAGAACATCCTTCGCCGCCTTGACCGCGCTCACGTTGTTCGGCTTCAGCACCGCGTTCAGGACACGGTTTGCATCACCGTCAGCCGCAGACTGCTCCAGAACCCGCATCAGGTTGATGCCTTTCAGGTCCTTCACTTGCCTTGTCAGCGAGTTGATGGCCGAGATCTGGTCTGTAATGGGCATACCCGCCAGACGAACCAGATCCCTTTCGTCTATGTTTCGGCCAAGAGTGGCCATGTCCTTGAGCGCACTCTGCACCTCTGTAAACTGCTTCCCGAAGAGCGTCCTGGCGGTGCTTCCCAAGGCATTGATCTTCTCTGAGACCTTCTCCGCAGATATCCGTCCAAGGACATCCGTGTTCTCAGTGAACATCCGATTGAGGTACATGCCCGCGATCTGACGACGAACAGCCTCGCGCGTTTCAACGCCTTGCCCACGAGCCTGTGCGATCCGCTGCCCGAAGCGCAGTTTGTCGTTGTAGAGCTCGGTGTAGTACCCCTTCAGCGGATCGTTATCCGGAAGGGATGCCACAACGTCGCGAAGAGATTGTGTTGTGCCATTTGGCTGCGGAATCTGTGCGTCGGGCACTACATCAAGCAGTGAGGCAGGAGGTTCAAGGGCCGCGCGCCCAGACGGTACAACCGAGTTCAGGAACCGGCGTATGCCTTCTCCGTTGTTCGGGACCAGAAGACCGAAGTTCGGGTTGACGATGTCTTCCGGGTTGAAGTTCGTGTTCTCGCGGAACTTGCGGAACAGGTTCTCCGACTGGACCTGCTTGAACCGATCTATGCCGCTCGTGTAGAACCTCTGCGCCTTGCGAAGAAGATCAAACCCTTCACGCATCTGCGCAAACTCGGCCTTGGACATAAAACGGCCATCCGCCCCACGAATGGGACCTTTGGTGTTTACCACACCCGCAGCCATTGCTTCGGTCTGTCGGAAGGCCTCTTGAAGCGAGTTGTTCATCCGAGTCAGCATTGCCTTGTCTACTGCTCCGACAAGGCTTGGATCGAATGATGCTTGGTTCAGCATCGTCCGTAGACTGTTGGCCGTATAGACGTCAACAATCTCAGGCATCTCGGTGACGAAGCGGCCAAACTTGGTGCTTTCGAGACCCATGGCCGGGTTGTCGCGGATAATGCCCTCAAGAGCCTTCTTGACGGGCTGCACATTGACGATTGGCTGTCTTCCAAGTTTCTGGTTCGCCATGCCGTAGATGGCATCGACATCCTCATCAAACGCACGTTTCGCGATGTCGAGTGTTTCGGCAATGGGCCTAGCCCCCCTTGGATCCGGCGCTCCAAAGAGGTTTTTTAGTTTGTTGACTTCGACATCGACGACGTTGCGGAGGTTGTCCTCCGCCGTCTTCAGCAAACCTTCTGGGGTTCCGTAGATCCGTTCGATGTCCTTGTTGATGATTCCGCGCAGAGAAGCGTAATCAAACTCCCCTGTAATGCCACGCTCTTGCTGGGTCTTCTGGATCTGTTGAAGCACCGCATCCGCATTCTGTTGAGCCGCAGCCTTGTTCGGGAAAACGCCCTCGTAGAATGCTTGCAGACGCCCAAGAATAGGCGAGGTGTTGGCCGCACGGACCGTGGGCCGAGCACCTTCTGCCAGTGCGGCACGGATCTCAAGTCGAGCCGCATTTGCGGCGTCCCCTCCGGGGCCTTTGATGAGACGCGCAAGGCCCGCAGAAAGGAGCCGTCCACCACCCTCTCCAAGACCTGCGGTGCGGCCACAGCCTCTAGAGCCGCCTGCCGTCCCACCGTAGCAATGGGCTCCGCTTGTACGCCACTGGCGTACTCAAAGCCCTCATCCATCAAGTAACCGATAGCGCCACCTGCTCCAGCAACCGCCATCGCCGGAAGAATGCCGACACCTGTTGCCGCCAAACTCGCCGCGATACTGCCGGTCAGGGGTCCAGCCGACGCGGAGAAGAACTCCGTGATGTCTTGCTTGGTGAAGGCCTTTTCGTCCTCAATCGCACGAAGACCTGTTCCTTCCAGCCCATACTGGCGCTTCAGGTTTGCCGGTATCGCGTCCAAGTTGAGTGCATAGCCGCCCTGCGGGTCTGCCACATACATGTCCGGAGTGAAGCCCATCTGACCAAGGCGCAGACGGTACTCTTCGTCGTTGTCTGCCTTGGCCAGGTAGTTACGAATCCCGTAGTCCTTCACCCCGCTGCGGTCGATTTCCGCAGGGGCCGCAAAGTTCTTGCGGTAGTAATTCGCAGCAATGCGCTTGGCCTGCTCTGGGTCCGTCACCGATGGCATCGAGAGGACCTGACCATTCGGGAGCGTTACGTCGACCATATCAGCCCCCGTATATCTTGAGGTCTTCTTCCGTCAGAACGATGGCAGGCGAAGCGGCAGGCGAAGCGGCAGGCGAAGCGGCAGGAGCGGCAGGAGTTGCCGCGGGTGCTTCAGGACGTTCGATTCGTAGACCCGGTATCCGAGCCGCCAGTGTCGTGAACTCAGACTCGACCTCTTGCCGATTGCGTTGGAGGATGCCCTGAACCTCGCGGATTGCCTCCCGCAGTTCCGCTTCGCTCCTGAATGCACCGGCCGTGAGGCCTGTGATGTTGAGACCAAGGCCGTCCTTGTCGTCCGTAACAACGCCAAGCAGTTCGGCGACGCGACGACGGTCGCCGTCCGAAATCGTACGGCCGCTTTCGCCGAGAAGCATGGGCGCGAGTTGTGCCGCAAGGGTGCGCTGGATGACGTCAAATCGTTGAGCCCCGCTGACCTGCAGGTTTTCCTTGTCGATGCCGATTGCCGATGCAATCGGGTCAGGAATCGCCGACGCCGCACGAGACAAGAAGCGGCTCGCAGATCCTTCAAATCCGGCGATGTCGTCGGTCTCAAGAAGACTTTCTGCCTCTGCGCTTAAGCCAAGCAGGCGGTCACTTTCGTCCATGGCGTTGTTGTACAGCGTGACGATGCGGTCCTGATCCCCAGCGATGATTGGAGTTGCCCCACCAAGAGATCCTTGCAGCGTCGGAATGTACTGAGGAACCTTGCCGAAGAACTTCGTATCAAGGTCCTTGACGCTGTCGCTGTAAAGTGCGGACATCATGTCCACGCCCGGAACCGCAGCTGCCGCCTCTCGCGCCAAAGCTTGCTCACGCTGCAGCGTCAGGCCACCGATGACGGCCTTCGAAATCCGCTCCGCAAGACTGCCTGGCCCTCCAATAGCGCCGCCAAGAGCCGCGCCCATGATGGCCTTGTTGAGCTCATCAACCGTTGCGCCCTCAGGTGCCGGTTCTCCTGCGACGTACTCGTAAGTTTCCTTCAAACCCTCTTCCGTGTTCGGAGCACCAACAGCACTGGTAATCGCGCCTTGCAGATCCTCTGGCGTGGATTCCGGATCTCGCGCCGTGCTGATGACGTTGCCGAACCGCTGCTGCGCCTCCGGATTGTCTCCAATGGCTGCTTGAATCTCTTCAATGCCGCGATTCTGGGCCGTGGGCCGAGGAGCGACAGGCATTTGCGTGATGTCGACGGCACCGACATCAAAGCCCTCTGCGCCCATCAGACCGCCTGTTGTCTCAGGAACGCGCTGCCCACGCGGCATCATCGCCTGCGCGGCGCCCATCGCCATCATCTGCAGCGGGTTAGACATGATGCCAGGAACAAGTCCACCGTCCTGAAACCGCCTCGGCATCGCTGCCTGCATCAACTCAGGGGACGACGCCAGAATACCGCTTGGACCACGGACCTCGGTCCCCTGACGCAGTTTTGCTCCGCGGCGGAACAGGGCTCTGTTGTAGACTTCATCTCTCATCAGCGCGCACCGCTTGGATTGAGAAGACCGCCGAGAATGCCGCCTGCAGAGCCGCCTGGCATCGAACTGAGCGCCTGCGCGGTGCCAAAGATTGACGCAACAGGGTTCGGACGAGGAACGCTTGTTGCAGCAATGGTGGAGGACGTTGACGGAACCCCGCGCAGGATGTCCGACATGTACGAGAACCGCTGGAAGGGCTCGTACGCCTGCTCGATTGCCGCAGCACGCTGCACGTCATATTCCGACTGACGCTGCGCCTGCTCAAGACCGCCGATGTTGAAGAGCGCGTTGACGTCACGCTGCGCTGCCGCCTGCGCCGCCTCGCCCAGTGCGGCTTGCTGCACGCCAAGTTGGCCGATGCCCTGACCGAGTTGGCCAAAGATCTGCGCCGCTGTCTGGCCGCGCTGCATTTGGTTCTCGAACGCGCCTTGGGCCTGCTGCTGCGCACCCGTGAATGCTGCCGAACGGAGTTGCGCCCCCGTCTGCGCCATCTGCTGCGCCGCGTTGCGAGCCAGTTCCTGCTCCGCCACAGCCTGCCGCGAACCACCAAAGGCACCAGCCTGAACAGCACTCGCACCAATGCGACCGCGCTCGATGTCCGCTTGACGCTGAATATCTGCTTCGGTCGTCCGGATGACGTCCTCTACGAACGGGTCGTAGTATGCGCGATAGGACCGAGGATCGTAGGCCCCGGTCGTCGCAGCCAGACCCGTGCGGCCTTCGCCAAAGGCACCAAGTCCCCCGCCAAGGCTTTCCTGTGCCGCTTGGAACATCGGCTCATAGAGGCCGATGCCACCTTCCGTCATCATGCGGATGGCCTGCTCCTGCGCAGGCGTGAACGTGATGATGTCGGGCCGCGGAACTCCGCCGACGACTTCCTGAATGGGCTTGCCGAACTGGTCAACCATCGGCTGTCCAGTGCGAGGATCCGTCTTGTAGATCGGGTTTCCCTGCGCATCGAACTGCGGAACGCCCATCAGCGGGCTTACCGCCGCAATTCCGCTAACTCTCCCGGTCGTCGGATCCGTCTGATAGATGTTTGCAAGCAGGTCCTTGAGGAACCGCTCCTGATACTCGGGAAGCAGCGTCTGTTGCTGCTGCAGGATCGTCTGATCGGGTGTGGCCATTACGCCATCCTCTCGTACTGACGCATCAGTTCGTACATCCGAGCCGCACCCTTGTTGCGGTTGCCGCCGCCAGCGCCGCGAACGGCATCCGCCGTCATCACGAACTCACCGTCCGAGAGCCGCGCTTCTTGGACCGGACCACCGTTTTGATAGATCATCGCGGGAATCGAATCGCTGGTTCCGGTCCCCGGTCCTTCGATGAAGCCGCCCTGCGCACGCATCTGGACGTTGGGCATGTAGCGGTAGTCCGGAGCAGCAGTGCCCGCATAGTCCGGAAGCCGCTCACCCGTCTCCATCTGCCGCTGTTGCAGCGGCGTCATCAGACTGCCCTTCGGCTCGAAAGCCTGCAGCAGCATGGCCATGCCAAGCGGGTTGTTCATGCCTGTCGCACTGAGCAGGTTGGCGATGCCCTGCTGCGCACCCGCCATCCCCGGACGAACCTGCTGCGCGCCGCCGCCAGCCGCAGGTGCGTTCGCCCCGCCTGTCATCATCGACAGCAGGTTGCGGCCAGACGCTTGGTTGTCGCCACCACCCATGGCACTGAGTACGTCCATGGCGAACCCGGTCTTCCCCATCGTACCGCCCGTGAACAGCGATCCGATGCCCGTGGACAGGGCGTCCCCGAGGTTCTTGATGTCCCCACTGAGCAGGCCACCGGCGATTGAGCCGAGGGCCGCGCCACCCGCACCGCCCGTCATGAAGCCGATCAGACCGCCGATTGAAGAAGCAAGACTCATGGTGTGTTCACCGTTACTGAACCAACGCCGCCCGTTGCAGCAACCCCTCGGACATGAGGCGTATTAGGCAACGTGATCTTAACAAAACCATCCTGCTGAAACAAGGCTCCCGTCTCAAGGCCCACGTCATCCGTCTGCAGGGCCGTGAGCACGATGAAGGTGTTTCTGCCTTCGCCGGGGTTTTGCTGCTGCGCAAGATATACGGAGAATGCGCGGATGATCTCCGCAAAGTACGCAGGGTTGTACTGCCCGGGAGGGATTGGGAAGTACGGAAGAGGGACGTTTCTACTGCTCATCGACGGCCATCAGGTCTGATGTCATAGCGCGGAGAACCAAGGCGCCAGGTCATCCCGGCCCCGGTCGACTCAACCTTGAGCGTCATCTGCCTGCCACGCAACCTCAAGAAGAACTGCTCGGTAGACGGAGTGAACGTCGATACCGTAGACGCGGTGGTTCCGCCCTGCAGGTAGTTGCGCACCGCTGTCGTAAATGTCGCTGTCGGCGACGCTGACGTCGAATTGAGGAACGACAGGTCCGGAAGCAGGCGGCTGATGAACATGAACTGCTGCCCATCACCGATGTCGATGGGGCTTGAGTCGATGTAGGCCGTGATCGCCGAAGCGGGGTTTGTGCTGCCGTCGTCGAAGCCCAGTTCCTGATAGTAGAGGTAGTGGTCGCTGGATGCCGCAATAGGGTTGTCGAAGATCCCGCGGTCGATCCATGCCGTTCTCGGCATTGTCCCGTAGTACCAGACCTTTTCGCCGTAGTTGAACACCACATAGCGGTCGTTGGTCTGGCTGTTCGCCGACGGATAGAACCACCAGATTTCCGTGTTCGCGGAGTTGAGCGCGCCCGCAACCTTCAGCGCCTGATCTTGGTTGAAATCGTCGAAGACGTAATCACGCACCGAACAGGGCAGGTTCTCGACACGGCCGCTGTAGGCGTAGAACTCGTTGTTGCCCATCCAGAAGACGGCGTCATCAACGGCCACCACCGCATTCGGACTCAGGATTGAGATGTTCTCTGAGATAGACCCAACCCCGAAAGTGAACGGAGGTCCGAGGTACTGCATCGAGTAGAGCGTCGTGTCCGTGAACACGAGGATCTGCTGGCGCGTCTCAACGGCCCGCACGATCTCGGACCCAGATCCAAGGCGCAACTCTCCCGCCGTGTTGGTCGCCGTCGCAGCCCAGTCCGTCAGGCTCTCTTGGCTCGAGAACCGAATGGTCAGCGGGTCCTGTGTTCCAGGTGTAGCCTGTGGGTCACAGCCGAATGCGATGACATGGCGGTCCCTGTCAGAAACGAGGACCTGTTTCGCCACTGTCGGCGTCGCATTTGCCCCAGACAATGTACTCAACCCAACTGCGCGCGCACTTAATCCACCTGATGCATCCCAATAGTAGAGCCCCCCATCGCGGACGTTCATCAGAAGATCTTCGCCGAAGTTGTCATGCGACCAGAGCCGCAGCTGGTTGGTCACAAGCGATTGGTTCGATGCAGAGCCCCACGCACCTCGGCTCCATGTGCCAACACCCCAGCCCGCCCCAGATACCGCCGTGTCCAGGCCCACGTTAATCTGGTATGCCCCGATGACCGCTGCCCCACCGTCGCCACTATCCGACGAGTTCGCAACAACCGGCGTCGGGGTGTACTGGCCGTCAATCGT